AAGAACGTTTCGCCGACTGGCACCTCATCGAACACGACGGCCAGCGGGACATTAGAAAGTAACGCAAGCTTTACGCTGGCCTTATATTTTGGTTCGGCGGAATAGCTAAACATTAGCTCGTAATTATCCGGGGTCTTTCCTAATCGAAACGCTGTTTTCGTATAGTCGTACATAAACAGTTCGGGAAACTGTTGCGGTATGTCGTGACGTTCCCATGCAACATCGGACAATACATTTAACCGCGCCACCGGTTGCACATTGTCGCGCTTGCATACCTTGATGAAGTTGGATAGTTCGCGGCGCAATTGATCGAGGAACATTTCCGGCGCGTCGTGGTAATAATCTTTCTTCGCCACCCGCGCATCGCGCACATTATCGAACCGACCACGGCCCGCGCTTTTTAGACAAAGATTGCGACAGTTCGCGGCTTTAGACCACGGGCATAGAATGTCGTCAGGATAAAGCGAAAGCGATGCGATGCGGACCGCGCCGCTTAATTTTTGGGTTTTCTTAATTTTAAGATTTCCCGCATTAGTATCGAGCAATTTTTTAGGGTACATATACAAGCCTTTTCGGTTAGTTGAGATTACATTTTAGCAGCCGGTATGCGAGAAACGCAAGCACTGGCAAACGGGCAAAAAAAAGGCCCCCATGATGGAGGCCCTGAAAGGTTGGTGAAGGTTATGCGGCGATCTTGTCGAGTAACGCCCCCGCTTTGCGCTCAAGGTTAACTCTCGCATCCTGATGCGGAATATCTCTGGCAATGGCAGTAATACCTTGCGCCGCATCCCACACGTTACGAATCGGCTTTTGCTCCTCCTGAATGTGCCGAGCCATTGCAGCCTTTGCCATTCTGGCAGATAACCCGCCACGCTTAGTTAGAAACTCCAACGCATCGTCATCATCCTTGGCGATCTTCGCATCACGTGCCGCCTCGACTCCCGCTAACAAGGTGCTAGTGGAATGATGACTGTAGGTTTCCAGTGCTGGTGCCATTTCATCATAGAACCGATAGACCGCATTCTTGGTATGCCTGATTTTGATTTCCTCAAAATTCTCGACGCCCCATAGGTTCCGGTTCTGGCAGACCCCGCGCAAGTACATACAGGCAAGCCCGGCAGTTTTAGAACCTACCTCACTGTTCCACCAGTAAAATCCACGGAACACTAGATCAGGTTCGCCATTCGGAAGTTTGCCTATTTCAATGGGGTTCAAATCATCGCAGAGAAAACCGAACATATCCCGGTCACTCGCAAACAAAGTGCTACCCGTGCTGGCGTTCGGGTCATACGTGCCATTCACTGACATGCTACCGGGCACTTTCCACTGGCCTTCATTAGCTACCTTAACCACCGGCGCTAACATTTCACGATTCAAAATGCGGCCATAGTCTGGACCAGTTGCAGCCCTTAGATTACCGCCGTCACGATGATCATACGTCTTGATGATTTCGCGGCCCCGGTTATGGCGTAATCCCCACGTCAAACAATCCGCAGCTAATGGTGCGGGCAGGTCTTTTATGTATCCCGCTGGGGCACCCGCTAGGGTTGCCAGTTGACCGGCTGACCAGTTAGTGGGTTCGCTACTGATTACGGCACCCGTCTTAGGGCAGTCATACTCTACGCGCAGTTCACCTTGACTGATGTTCTCTTGGTCAAATTTCCCGACGATGTTGAGTTTATGCGTATCAACTACGCGACTGGTCATACCTTGGCAATCGGTATTAGCAAAGGCTACCAGTTCTTCCAACGTATCAAACCGCTCATCTTCCGGGCGGTTAGCGTAATTGCTGGCAAGGTGTGAACCTTCACTACTAATGCCGTGCTGTATTGCTGATGTTTTATATGCATCCATTTTCTAATCTCCAAATTAAAAGTTAGTTGAATACCGGCAATAAAAAAACCGATATGCGAATCATCCCATACCGGTTTATTTTTATCAACTACTTTTTGAAAAGTTATCTGTTTCGTTTACGGACCCCTTTTCTTTTCGGGGGCTTTCGATTTACTTCGTCTACTGCATCATCCCCATACATGATTCGGGCTATCCAATTCAAGAAAAAAAACATACATGCTCCGTCAATTAGTTGAGCATGTATTCTATAGGAAGTTATGGGATTTAATCAAGGACTATCCGTGATTGCTTTGAACACTTCGTCGAAATGAAACGGTTGCGGCTGGTGCAAATAGGGCTTTAACCTGACCCCCACTTCTGCCAGTTCAATAGCGTCCTGCCCTTGATACAGAAAAAGTTCTGCGGGTGTCTCTGAATTTTTTTGTTTGCGAATGAGAACCCATGCACTCCCGTGGGCATGGCGGGTTAACCAGCTAATCTGGTGCGGGCGTAACCCTACCTTGTATGCCGTGATGACTTTGAGTTCAATGAAATGAAAAAGACCCTGCCTGTCACAGACACAAAGATCAGGTACACCGGCGGTAGCGGTACTTTCAATCCTAGTGGATTTCAGCCCCATCGTTGATGTCTTTAACCACCGTCTTATCTGGTTCCAAAAGTCCTTTTCCAACTTCGCCGCTGCTATCAGATTCTCCTTTTGGGGGTGTAATGTCTTTGATTACAGGGGCCGCGTACTGCTCCTTTAAATGTTCCAGTGCCTTTTGAACTTCTTCCTTGCTCATGCTGTCAATCGAGCCATGCCTTATCTCAGACTTGTTGACATAGATATCACCCTTCGCCTGACCTCGACGGTACTCCGCCTGAACTGCCGCAGAGTACGCCCCGTTTTGCAAAGCCGTATCCCGGATCAATTGCATGTCCCGCAAGTGTCGCTGATAAGTGATGCCAAATTTCTGATCGAGTTCGTCCCGATAAGCCTTGATAGCAGAGACAACGTGGGGACTGATATGGGGGTTAGTCAACTCATACGCCCTAGTGTGCGCGGATGATGCTGGATACCCTGCATTGATAGCAGCTTCCCGCAAAGTGATCTGCCCATCGTTAGCTACGAGTTCTTTAACAAAGAGTTCTTGCTTCCGCGTCAACGGACTCCGCGTAGATGATTTGGGCCTACCCCGCTTTCGTGGTACGGGGTCAGATTTTTTAGGAGCAGCTTTCCGTGGCATATCAGTAGTTAACCTAAGTGAGTCGAGACAAATCTTAGTCTAAGCTATATAGAGATGTAAAATTATAAATAAATATTTTGATTTTCAGGCGCATTAAGGCACTTTCGCTATTTGAACCCTAAAAGGTTACATAATAGAGAAAACAAAGAAAAATAAGTAACCCAATAAGTAACCCATAAGTTATTGTTTTAGTTACCTATTGTATAGTGGTTACGTCAGTTACACTGGTTACGGGTTAAAATTAAAAAAAATAAAAAAAATAATTCTCTGTCTATATAGGTAGAAGCGTAACTTTCATTCAAAAAAAACCCCGCCGAAGCGGGGCCTTGGTCCGTGGGCTAAAACCCCGGAGGTACTGTCCCAGTTGCAAACACGTTGAGGGTATAAACTTGGGCGATGTGGTCAGCTACGGTTTGTTGTTTCCGTTTCGGAAATTTCGCCCCGGCGTAAAAATTTTCATAGACATCGTGGAACACCTCGTCGGGCGTTCTGCCCGCGTTCAGTAGTTGTACCACTCGGTCTTGTACCGAGGTGTCGTACCGAGGTTCAGGAACCGTGGTCCGTGAATCATTCATCGTTCTTCTCCTTTAGTTAGTTGAGGTGGCGATAATCCCATACCCGGCTTAGAAAGTCCAGAACTTTTCCAAAAAAAACCCCGCCGAAGCGGGGTAAGGTTTGATACTAACGGGCCTTGGTCCAGTAGGAATTGACTGGGCGATAGCGACAGTCCACGGTATCTATGCACCAACCGTTTTCTACGGCGGTCAGGTGACCACTATTGCGAACGGCAGCAACCCCATCAAAGTCCCAATCCTGTAACTTGATTGTGCCTCTTGGCTTGCCAACTGGACGGGGCATTTTGTTCTTCACAAACCCTTTGTCCTCAAGGTACTTTTGCCACACCTTATCGTGATTAGGGTATGAGCCTACTTCAAGTCCAAGATACATTAGGTTCTCAAACGTAGCTTTATAAGGTTCGTCACAAACAATACTGATTGACCTTACAACGCAATCGTCTTTGAACGTTTTGCATAGCCTTTGGGAGGAATCCCATTGTTGAAATTTCATAGCTTCAGCATGAAGGGTTACCCCCTCACGTCCTGTAAGTTAGTTGAAAGTTTCATCCACATTGTTAAAGAGCGGATGGGACCGGGTCCCACCGTTGACACTATTTGATAATGTCAATATTGACATTGTCTCATATACCAACCGTTAAGTCCAACTATTTATTTTCTTCAATTAAATCAACAACTTAGGAGGGGGTCTTATCAGCCTTGTTGAACTCGCCGCCACGCTTCATCAATTTCTTCCGAGGTGTAGGGCATCATAAAGTTTGAACGGTCCGTTGAAAAATACTTCGCAGCGGTGGCGTCATCCTGACTCACGGTCCGTGCAAAGCGCACCACGGCCTCAATAATTCTAACAGCCTCTTTGTAGCTTAACTTTTGCATTAGGGCTTCTCCCTGACAGTGACTTCGTTGAAAAGTTCTTGTTCGGTTGGTGAAGCATTCGCTCGTTCATTAATTTCCAAAAGGAATTTCTTCATCTTTTCGCGCATCCCTTGGTAATCGGAAATCGGCCACAACTCAGTTTTTTCAACGCCGTAGTAGATGAACTGCGGCGCACCGCTCAATAGTCTGGGTGTTTCCGCGATATCTTCTTCAAGAACGTCATACTCTTGTCCCAAGTACATCGCGCCGTCATTGGAGTCGATTGCGCTGATCAACAGATGTTTGTTGAGTTCCGGGCACCAGTATACTTCGTTCATCTCTACTGGTTGGCTTTCCATCCTTTTGTTGTAAAACATCTTTCTCAGGTGCGACCAAGTGCTGGCTTCTTCAAACACATCCCTCTTTTTTCTCACTTGTAGCCTAATACTAGCTTCTTCAAACACATCCATACCATTCTCCGGTTTGTTAGTTGAGTAAGAAGTATAGGACGGTATGAGATAATGTCAATTAGAATAAAAAAACCCCGCGAGGAGCGGGGTCTGGGGTGTAAAAGTCCCCCCGAAGAGGGACACGCTTTCAACTAACGTTCTTTAAGAATATCCGTGATGATATCGCTATGCAACTTTTTCTGAGGCTTTCCGCGTGTGCGTGTAAAGTTCTTGCACTTTGCGTAACTGACCACTAATGGTCCGGCCCTCGCGTTTCGCGTCCCGTTTAATCTGTTCATAGACGGCTTTCGGCACCAGTACCGACTTCCATTTATTGGTATCCATGTGTTTCTCCAAACTGATGTCTGCGATTATATGGGAACATATATAATAAGTCAAAAAAAGCCCCGTCGAAACGGGGCTAAGGACCCTTGCAGAGAGTCACGCGCTTGAAAGAGCTGACCACAAACAGGGGGCCAATGCAATTATTTTGCTTCGCCCCACGAGTCACCAATCTCGACATCGCATAAACTAGGTACTTCCAAAGGCACCGCCTCAGTCATAATCTTGGCTACCGCTTCTGCTTCGGCTTTATTTTTCACGGACATCGCTATCTCATCGTGAATCTGAAGCATGGGCAATCGTCCGGTGTTATAGATATCGACCATCGCTTTCTTGGTCATGTCAGCAGCAGACGCTTGGATCAGGCGGTTCAGGGCTTTGTAGGTAAACGCCCGCTTTAATCGCGTGGTTTCACCGTACTCTTTGACCGCATCTTTATACGGCATCGCTTTGCTCATCCCAAAAGTATCGGGTTCCCAGAGATCGAACCTGCATTTCCTGCCCAGAATGCTGCGGATCGAGCCACTGGCTGACCGGTCATTCAAGCGGTTTTGCACACCTTGCATCAAACCTTTCACAAACGGTACGCGGTTGTGGTATTGCTTAACCAAATCCTTGGCCTCATCCACGGGGATATCTAGCTGTTCACTCAGCTTGTTAACACCCATACCGTACATCATGCCTAGATTGATCGTCTTAGCCTGTTTGCGCTTAATTTTCGCCATCTCTGCGACCATCGTGTGGAAGTCAGTTGTGGCATCGTTACAATAGCCGTCCACAAACTCCTGTACGCCCTCTAACGGGATTCCCCGCGACTGCCCATATATGTGTGCATAATGAACCAAGATCCGTGGTTCCTGCTGAGAGAAGTCTATGGCCGCCCACTGCTCACCTTCTTCCGGTAGAAACAGACTGCGGATCATGGGGCCAATCTCAGGATCTCTGGCGGGAATTTGTTGCAGGTTAGGATTGTTCATGCTGATCCTTCCTGATACCGTACCCCCATCGTCGGAACGAATTTGGTTAATGTGACTATGGATGCGGCCATCTGTGTGCGTGTGACGCATGATTGTGTTGATGAAGGTCCCGCTAGTCTTGTTCAGGTTCCTAGCTTCAAGGATGAGCTTCGCGAGTGGGGCCTGATGCTCCTGAAGGAAGAGTTTCGTGAACGACGGACTGCCATTTTTGGTCTTTGGGAATGTGATCCCGCACTTGTCGAAAGCCTTGGCAACCGATTGTGCTGCCCAAATCTCCACATCCATCCCAGCTTTTTTCTTGATTTCTTTGATGACGGCCCGTTCCCGTTTGAGAATTTCATCTCGCGTTCGCTCAACTCGGTCAGTGTCCACTCGGACACCCTTCATAGTCATTTCGACGAGGACTGGGAGGAGATCAAGTTCGAGATTAACAATGTCCCAAAGGTCTTCCTTGCCAAGCTCGACCCGGAAGTATTGCCAAAGTTCAAGCGCAAGAACCGCGTCAGTCTCAGCGTAGGGACCGACATACATGGACGGCATCTTCCACATCTCAGCCTTCGGATCGACACCAAATTCCTTCGCAGCAGCGACTAAATCTTTTTCTGATTTTGTTTTGTTTAGGTAGTCGTAAGAGCAAGCGTTGAGCGAATAACTAAATCGGTTTTCGTCCAACAGACTGGCGATCAGCATGGTATCTATGATCCGCCCATTGACTTCAAAGCCACTGGCGCGGAGCCAACCCAGATCATATTGGGCGTTGTGCATGACTTTCTCGCACGGCAACTTTAATAACTTGGTCATCCATTTGTTGACAATGCGCTTGTCGATGTTGCCCCCGCCAAAATGTGCGATGGGCACGTAACCCTGCCAATCCTCCGTGGCAATTGCGTATCCGCAGATTTCGCCATTATTGGTTGCCCAACCCGGTCCCTTTGTTTTCAGGTCCGGGTCCCGCGTTTCGAGGTCAATCGCTATACGTTTTGCGCTGGACAGATCGGGTAGCTCAAGCGGCGGCACCCACTCCGTCTTTGGTGGAAACATTGCCATCTGTAATGTCATTCTCCCCACACCTTAGTTTTAGTGCCACCAAAATAAGGTACTGCCAATCCCTCCTCGATCAACGTTTCGCAAATGTTAACGCCGGTTATACCTTTATCGTCAACGGTATAGGGTGCGGCTAACACACGCCCATACTTGTCTAACTCCTCACTGACGAACCGTACTTTTTCGCCGCATAGTTCTTCAACGCGGGCCGTGGCCTGAAGACCAAGCTTTTTCTCTGCGAGATTACGGGTCCGTTTTTCGGGGGTGTCGATCCCCAAAAAGCGCAACCGCTTCTTTTTCAGCACGATGCCAAAGCCAAGGTCCACATCCACATCAATGGTATCGCCGTCCACCACGCGCACCACCGTCCCTTCATAGTAATAAAGAGGGTTACTCATTTTTCATTATCCTCACACGGAGCACCATCTAAATTGATTTTCAGACTTTCAAGCAAATCCAGTTCGCTTTCGGTGGCTTTAAAGAAAAATGCAGGGGTTCCATCCCCCATAGAGGCTCCGGCTATATTGTATTCGTAGTATTCGATGGCGTCGTCATAAGACATTCCATCGCCCATAAGGAGGTTGATAACCTTATCCTCGTCATACAGGAGACAGTCGTCGTGACCCGATTTCCTACAAAGCCCTATAATTGCTTCATCAAAGCCCTCTATCTTTAATACCTTACCATCCAAGTCCCAACGTCCCGACTCGTCATAGTGCTGCACTGTATCGTTCATAACTGGTAACTCCTGTTGTGGTCTTGGGGTTCGACCAAAAATAAATTTTTTAAACTCCGTGTTACTGCAACATAAAAAGTCCTGTGCATGTCATCGGGGTTCAAGCTCATTTGTTGATCAGCGGCAGGAGATAGATCGGTGAACACAACAACGTTTTCCGCCTCTCCACCTTTGGCACCGTGGATCGTGGACACTGTGATACGCGGCACGGCGGTAAACTGCTCGCCCCGGCGTAACATGGCGATGATGTAAGCCCTGTCCTGTTCGGGCAGCTTGTCCATCGCCTGATGCCATAGCATGTCTTTGGTAGCCACTAAGCCATGATGTTCCTGCAACTCCTGAAGATTTACCATATCCTCATCGTCGAGGGACGGCAACTTCTTGAAGCCGCGTAACACCCTTGTTTTTAACGACATAAAGCTGTAAATCTTCCGTGCGGTATCCCCTGTGATGGAACGACCCTTTCTTAGTTCTTCCCAACCAATCACCGACGCGCTGATTTTTTCGCTGATGCTCCTGAAGCCACGGTAGGTAAATAAATAGCCACTAGATTTCAGGTCCTGCTGAACAGGCTGTAGCAGGTAACCAGCCTGACCCAAGATGAGCCATGTGCCGTGGGCCATGTCCAGTTCGTCAACATTGTCTATTCGCTCTACCCGCCCCTCTTCCTTACGGGGTTCGTATTTTTTGGGGAACCGGTTGCGGATGCGCTTCACAACCTGCTCTGCAAGACTATGTACCTTGCTGGGTATCCGGTAGCTCTGGGTCAGGGTTTCTACGCCGCCCTCCAGATTAATAAAATGATCAACGTCAGCCCCTGCCCAACGATAGATGGCTTGGTCATCATCCCCCGCGCAGTACATCTTCTCTGACTTATCATCGAGCAGATGGGCAATGTCCCACTGTAAAGGACTGAGATCCTGCGCTTCGTCCAAAAAGGTTAACTTAAAATGTGGGCAGTACCGCGCACCAGACTCCACAAACACGGCAAGCATGTCTGTGAAGTCGTACAGATTGAAGCGGTGCTTGTATTCGCGCAGCGTCTTGTCCACGTAATCCACCAGATTCCATTCCTCGTCGATGTCGCTGATGTTGTATTGTTCTCTGAGCGATACTTTTCGTAGACGGGCCAGATTGATGACCCCAAGGACAGGGTCAGCCGCGCTGTTGATTGACGGTAGATCATCGTCCACCGTGGATTTTGCGCCGTTCAGCGTAACCCCACAAACCCGTGACAGTTCCCGATAGTTTTCGGCTTGCATCACCTGATCCCGTTTGATGTCGGTCAGGGTCAAGGCCAGACTGTGCAGGGTCCTGAAGTTTGGCAGGTCCTCTTTTGGGCAGAGATCAAACCGTTTAGCAGCACGTTCTTTGGCCTCGTTCGCGGCTTTGCGCGTAAAAGCCAGAAACGCAATCTCCGTGGGCCGTGTGCCCTGCTCCAAGGCTTGGTCAACCATATCCAAAAGTGTCGTAGTCTTACCCGTGCCGGGTGGACCGAAGATACGAAACATCAATCGTCGCAGTTGGGGCAGCTACCTCTGGTGTAGTCCCCCTTTGCAAACCAGTTCTCCTCGTTCTGACTTTTCATTCGCTCAAACACCTGACGAACACGTTCACGGGACAAACCCAGACGCTCACCGATAGCGGTGAACGTCATGTCCTCGACATGTCGCATTCGGTAAATTTCTGCATTTCTATCTGATTTTTCCTGCATTAGAACACTGCCTCTTTCGTTTCAAATTGTGGTGGGTCTATTTCAAGGTCCATTGCTTCAAAGGCGGGGATCACCCAGACCCGCACACTTCTTCCTTTGATTTTCAGCACCGTTGATTCGCCGTGAATGTCTCGTAGCCGCTGTGCAATCCGGTGCGATTTGTACTCAAACCATTTGTTTTTCTTCAGGTAGTTTTCAAAATCCTTCAATCGGAAATACGTCCGGTTGATCTCTTCATCCGTCCACGGTCTGCGTAACAGAATCTCTTCTTTATCCTGCGCCTGCTGCATGTGGCGGCAGAACTCCTCAAGGTAGTCATAGAACTGTCCACTGACGCTCGCGTCCTGCGATACCTCTACTATGGCGGATTCATTCTCTTTCATGTCGTTCAACAGCGAACTGATACGCCCTTCCCACGTCTGCTTCACAACACTGCGCGGCATGAAGTTGAGTTGCTCAAGACAGGCTTTTTGAAAAGCTGTCTGATTCATCAAGCCCTCAGTATCTAGCTCTAAAGGTTCTGAATTTACGTCCATAAACCAGACCGGCGGGGTGCTGTTGTATTTTCTGAGGTTGCCGATGCTGGCCCCCTGCACGGCAGACCCCACACCAAACTTTCGGGTATAGCAAAGCTCTTTGTTGCAGTGAGCGTTGATCGGTGCGTCACTACACTTATAGGCGTAGTCTTTGCGCTGCACCTGTTTCGCCACTACGTTAACTTCGTTCAGCGGCAAGGGCGGAACGAGGTATTGCATGTTGTAGCTTAAAATCTCGCTCTCCCAGCTATCCGGGAACGCTTTTCGCAGATATACCCCAATGTTAAATAAACCATTGTTGCGACCACCCTCGCTGATCTTGTCAGTACAAAGGATTTGAAGGCACGGCGGGCCGTCTGCCAGTAATTTCTTTTCTTTTACTTTGACGACCTGTAAGCCAATTACCTGCTCTGGGGTCTGGACGTGGGCTTCGTAAATCTCAAAAAACTCTTGAATCGTAGCGGAGGTGCCATCATCCTGAATCGCGTACCGCAATCCCTCTTCTGCATTAAAATAAGGAAGATTGAGAAAGTTACCCACATCGCCGCGATCTAAATGCAGCTTGATCTGTTTCGGAAATATCTCGCTTTCGCCATAACCCAGCGCCGCAGCCATACACTGCAACGCTTTCTGCATATCTTTTGCTGCGACCCACTCTTTGGCAAACAAGAAACAATGTGCGCCGCCGGACTTACTGCGACACACCACCAAAGGTAATTTCATTTTCCTAATCTTTTCAACAAGAAGTTTGTGATCGAGAGGGTATTGGTCTACATCAATGCACCCCCACCGACACTCATCGTCCCGGTTAATTGGGATTATCCCAATCCCGGTCTTGCCTTTTAAATGGTTCTCCCACAAGACCGTGGTCCGTGATTCACGCACGACGGCGGCTTTGCCTTGCATTTTGCCACTAGCACTTTCCTTTTCGATCCGGAAGGTGCCATACGCTTCTTGGAGTCCATCAAAAATATCAATAAATTTTTGGACACTCATTTCACACTCCGCAGAAAAAACAAAAAGGGCGACTTACGCCGCCCCGCAACAATCAAAAAACGTCTTTTGTTGCCTTCTGTTCTTCCTGCTCATGCTTCACAAGCACATCGCCTTCAGATATCGAATCGTGGAACTCCTTAGCACGAACGTACAAACTTTTGTCCGTGATCGGTCCAACGCGGGACATCTCCCAACCATGCCAACTGCCCTTAGAATTTTCTTCCTTAACAGTCTTCATTTCGTAGAGGTGCGAATATCGGGGCGGGTTAAAGGGACCCTTTGCCCCCACCATCTGCACCGATTGCATCATCGAGTTCCACTTGCGAGACTTTTTAAGCTGCGTGGATTTCATCGCAATCAACGCTGTTTCCGCTGATCCGTCCTCGTTCACCACCACGACAAAGTGCTGGTGAGTCTCTTCGATGTATTCCCCCGAACCGCCGACAACATATTCTTTGTTATCTTCGGGTGACCGCTCCGTTTTAGGCATCTCCTGTCCCGGCTCATAGATCGCCTGTGGTGCGCCGCTGCCTTCGCCACGCGGTGCCCAACAAATGAACCTACGGTGATAAGCGCAAGGTATCACGGTTATGCCCTCACCACCCGCATAGATAGTGCCGGTAACAGTGTTGTAAATATCACCTTTTCGGGCATTCGTGTCTGCGTCATCCAAAACGGGATCATTTCCGCTTAGAACTTTCAGAAAGGGTAACGCTAAATCCTCTTGCCCCATGTCCTGCAAGCCAGAACCCGCGTCGTCCTCAAACAGACTCAAAACTTCCGTGCTAACTTCCGTACTTGCTTTTTCTTTTAATGCTTTAGCCATCGTTACTTACTCCTCTTGATAGTGGCACGTTGCCCAATAAAAGCCCCGAACAAATCCATCGGGAACTCATTTCCATTTTCAGTTTGCTCTTTGACCCACGCCCGCAACGTCTGCGGATGGACAGCAGTTTTCTGCTCCGGAGCAAAACCTTTCTCTTCAGCCATTGTTGAAAAAGCAGCAGCCTGATCATCTTCACCTCTGCCGAATT